CGGCTGTACAGCCTGGCGGGCAGTGCCTGGGCCGATGTGTCCGGCGACGGTGCGCCGTTTGCGCTGGGCCAGGATGAGCGCTGGAGCCTGGCGCAGTTTGCCAACAGCACGGTGGCGAGCTGCCGGTCCATGGGCATGCGCATGGCCACGGGCGGGCCGTTTGCGCCCATTGCGGGCGCGCCCAAGGCCAAGATTCTGGCCAGTCTGAAGGGCTTTGTGATGGCCTTCAACACCCAGGATGCCACCTATGGCGACAGCCCGGACCGGTGGTGGTGTTCGGCCTCGCTGAACGCGCAGGACTGGGTGCCCAATGTGGCCACCTTGTGCACCACGGGGCGCCTGGTGGAATCTGGCGGCGAGATCACGGCCGCGCACCGGCTGGGCGACGACATCATTGTCTACAAGCGCCGCAGCACGTTTGTGGGGCGCTTCACCGGGCCGGCCGAGGTGTGGAATTTCACCCAGGTGGATTCGGATGTGGGCTGCGTGGGCATGGATGCCGTGTGCGATACCGGCAAGGCGCATTACTTCATTGGCGACGATGACCTGTATGTCTTTGACGGCGTGCAGGTTCAGCCGATTGGCCGGGGCATGCTGCGCGACTGGTTTGTGGAGGTGCGCGACCCCAAGCAGATGCACAAGTCGCAGGCCTTCTGGGACAAGCAGAACCAGCTGGCCTGGTTTTTCTTCCCCTCGGTCAAAGGCGGGGGGGAGCTGGATTACGGCCTGGTCTACCACCCGGGCACCAACAAGTGGGGCCGCGCCAACCATGCCATCCGCGCACTGGTGCGGTATGCATCGCCGGCGGCCACCTACGACGGTGGATCGGAGCTGGTCACCAGCTACGACAGCGGCCCGGCGATCGACTTTGACAGCCCGTTCTGGGTGGAGGCCCAGGAGCTGATGGCGGGGTTTGACACCCGCAACCGGCTGGTGACGTTTGCCGGTGCGCCGGACGCCAGCAGCCTGACCACCGGCGATGTGGGCGATGACGACCAGATGACCCTGTGCGACCGGCTGGTGCTGCGCTTCAAGAAGGCGCCGGCAGCGGCGGCCGCGACCGGGTTCACCAAGGACGACGGTGGCCAGGAGGCGCGGCAGGCGTCTGCGGCGATCCGTGACGATGCGGCTTTCGACTTGCGCCAGCGCGGGCGCTGGCATGCGTTCCGTGTGGACTGCCAGGGCGACTATGCGCTGATCGGCTTTGCGCCACGGCTCAAACCAGCGGGGTTCCGATGAGATTGCAGACCGACAACTACCGTTTTGGCAGCGATCTGCCGGCCCTGGTGAAGACGCTGGCGCAGATCTTTCCGCGCTTTGCGGTGCAGCTGAACCACCTGTCCGAAGGGCGCATCTGCGGCAGCCACAACGCGGCCGAGGCGCCGCCGGCCACCGGCCTCTACCAGGCGGGCGACTACCTGCGCAACAGCGCGCCGGCGGTGCTGGGCGCGGCCGGCGGCCGCTATGTGACCAAGGGCTGGATCTGTGTGCACAGCGGCGAGCCAGGGACCTGGGTGGAAGACCGGGGCCTGACCGGGGAGTGAGGGGCATATGAACTACCAACTGCACATTGTGCCGGCGGCCTTTGTGGGCCGGGCCTGGGCCGATGGTGCCCACCAGCTGGGGCGGGCCTGCGCTACCTCGGGCGGGGAGATCACGGGCGAGCAGCTGAAGCTGCTGCTGTCACGCGGCGAGCGCGACCTGATCCGCATTGACCTGGACGGCCAGGCCGTGGGCTGGGCCGTGACCCGCATTGACCAGCTGCCCAACGTGCGCGCGCTGCATGTGTGCGAGCTGTACGCGCCGGGCGGCCACTGGCTGGCCTGCAGCGCGCAGCTGGCCGCCATGGCGCGGGCCAACGGCTGCACGGAGCTGCGCTGCAGCGCCGGGCCCGCCCAACAACGCCTGTACCAGCGGCATCTGCCCTGGGAACCGATTTACACAACCATGAGGATGCCTTTATGAACCCGTTTCATGAGAAAGCCCGTGCCCAGGGCCGGCTGCGGCCCGCCAAGGGGGGCGGCGGCAGCAGCACATCGAACTCCAGCATTCAGTACCCCGACGAGATCAAGCCCCTGCTGTCCAACGTGGCGCAGCTGAGCACGGACATCTACAACAAGGGCTGGCAGGGCTATGACGGCCAGCGCTACAGCGAGCTGAACGACACCCAGCAGCAGGCGCTGCAGGGCATGCAGGAGCGCGCGGGCGGCGGATCGGAGCTGTGGAAGCAGGCCCAGTCCGGCCTGCAGCAGATGATGGGCGACCAGCACAACCCGTACCTGGACCAGCAGGTGGCCAATGCGCAAAAAAGCGTGGTGGACAGCTACAACCTGACGGCCAAGCCGCAGATGGAGTCGGCCATGGTGGGGTCGGGATCGTTCGGCAATTCGGGCCTGCAGCAGATGCAGCAGCAAAGCCAGAGCCAGCTGCAGCAGAACCTGGGCAATGTGGCGAGCGAGATGTATGGCAACGCCTACAACACCAACCAGGCCAACAAGCTGTCGGCACTGGGTATGGCGCAGGGCTTTGCCAACCAGGACTACACCGACCTGAACCAGATGCTGAACGCCGGCAATGCCTACCAGGACCAGGCGCAGAACAACGCCGACTTCAACTACGAGCAGTGGCAGCAGCAGCAGGATGACCCCTACAAGAAGCTGCAGGCCATGACGGGGGTGATGTCCGGCACCGCGGGCAGCAGCACCACCACCAAGCAAAGCGGCGGGGGCAAGTGATGTTCTGGATACCGATGGCGATCGGGGCGGTGGCCGGGGCCCTGTCAAACAAGGACAACCCGCTGAAGGGCGCTGCGATTGGCGGCACCCTGGGGGCGGTCACCGGCGGCCTGGGCGGGGCGGCGGCTGGCGGCCTGGGTGGTGCCAGTGCCAGTACGGCCATCACCAGCGCGGCAGCGCCGACGGTGGCTGGCACCACGACGGTCAGCGGCGCGATATCGGGTGCGGCTGCGGGGTCGGGTTCCGGCCTGGGGCTGTCCATGGCGGGGGCCGGGGCCTCCAACCTGGCTGCCATGGGTGGTGGGCAGGGTCTGCTGGCCAGCCAGGGGCTGGCGGCATCCGGCATGGGGGGCGGCCAGGGCCTGCTGGCCGGTGGTGTGGGCGCGGGCTACGCCAGCGGGGCGGGGAGTGGCTTGCTGTCCGCATCGAACCTGAGAACGGCGAACGACCTGGCCATGCTGGCGCAGACAACCGGGGTGCTGGGCAGCAACCCGGCGCCGCCCCAGGCCCAGTCTGCGGGCATTCCTGCGCGGCAGGCGGATTTCTCTGGCCTGCTGGCCGCGGGCAAGGGCCAGCAACGGTCCGGCGCGGAACGGCTGATCGCGCAGCGCGCGGCACGAAGGGGGTAAGGCATGGGGATTCTGGATTTTGAACTGTTCAACGCGAGGCACATGGCCCAGCAGGCCTTGAAGAACCCGGACCAGATGCTGCTGGGCGCAGCCGACCCGCTGGGCGCCAAGGTCTGGAGCGGCATCACGGGCAAGGACTACGAGCCCATCGTGAACCAGTGGGGCGGCGCATCGGACGGCGCCTACGAGGCTGCGGAGGCCACAGGCATCAACACCGGATCGGCCAGGGGCGCCCACCAGGTGGCACAGACCATTGCGGGCATTTTTGCCGGTGGTGCGCTGGGCGGGGCCATGGGCGGCGGCGCCGGGGCCACGTCCGGCGGAACGGCCGCTTCGGGCGCGGGCGGGCTGGCTGTGGATGCGGGCTATCTGGGGGGCGCCAGCAGCATGGGCAGCATGCCGGCGGGGCTGTCGGTGGGGGCAGGGTATTCCGGCGCGGCGGCTGGCGGTGGCAGCGGCGGGCTGCTGTCATCGTCCAACCTCAAGTCTGCGAACGACCTGGCCAGCCTGGCGGCCAGAACCGGGGTGCTGGGCAGCAACCCGGCGCCGCCCCAGGCCCAGTCTGCCGGCATTCCTGCGCGGCAGGCGGATTTCACGGGCCTGCTGTCGGCAGGCCGCACCAATCAACTTTCGGGCGCTGAAAAGCTGATGGCACAGCGCGCGGCACGACGGGGGTAAGCAATGGACAACCAAGCAAGCTACGAGGCCATGCAACAGGCCTGGGGGCAACAAGAACCGAGCGGCCTGATGGGGCTGCTGAATTCACCCATGGGCCAGGCCCTGCTGGGAGCGGGCCTGGGCGCGCTGTCCAGCTCGGGCTCCACGGCGCAGGCCATCGGCCGCGGCGGGCTGCTGGGTCTGTCTGCCTTTTCGCAGGCTCAGGACAAGCAGGAGAACCGGCTGCTGCAGATGGCCCAGGCCAAGATGCGGGAGGAGGCGTTGGCGAGCCTGAGCCCCCGCGAGGGGGGCGGCTACACGGGAGATATCTCGAAGCTGCTGAGGTTTATGACGCCCGACCAAGTGCAGTCCACCTTCAACCTGGGCCGCAACAAGCTCCACCAGATGCAGGAGGTGACCCAGCCCGATGGGGCCAAGCGCATCTTGGCGATCGACGACTACGGCGATACCCGGGATACGGGGCTGATGCAGGTGCCGGAGATCACGAAGCAGGACCTGGGTGGCCGGGTGGTGGGCTTGAATGCGCACACAGGCGCGCAGGCTTGGGGCATGGATAAGACGCCGACATTCGCTGAACTCGATGCCGCGCGCCACAACCGGGCGAATGAAAGTGTTCAGTACGGCACCCTGGGTTTGGCGCGTGACCGCCTGGCGTTTGACAAGACGAAGCCAAGCGGGCCAGGCGTTAACACCCCGGCGGGAGCTGCAGGCGAACCAGCGCTCGTCCATCCCCTGTATCAGGGGAGCGGCCCTCCAGGTTTGCGTCCTGCCCCTAGTAAGCCATCCCTTGATCAACTCTTGAAGAAATACATGTGAACTATGACTACATTGCAAGAACTTGAGCAAGCGCTCATCAAAGCGGACGTCGAAGGCGATGTTGTTAGCGCTCGCGTGCTTGCGGCGGAAATCCAGCGCATGCGATCGGCAACTGAACCTGGCGTTGTGAAGTCTGCGGCTATGGGCGTTGCTCGTGGCCTCAAGGACGCACTCGATTCGGGCGCCTACCTGCTTGCCAGCGGTTTTGACAAGCTGGCAGGCACACAAGAGGGTGAGCGTGTCAGGCAGATGAACGAGGCGGGGAAAGCAGACTTTGAGCGAGAGTATGGCAACAACAAGGCGGCCCAGAGGGGGCGCGAGGCAGGCTACGGTGTGGTAACCGTGCCTGTGGGTGTCGCCCGAGGTGTCAAAGATGTGATCGACACAGGCGCATACGGACTCTCCAGTGCCTTCGACATGGTGGCCGGAACCCAAGAGGGCCAGCGTATCAAACAGATGAATGATGCGGGGAAAGCAGATTTTGAACGGGAGTATGGCGATAGCACTGCCGCACAGATCGGTCGCGTGGGCGGCAACATTGTTGCCACCCTGCCTATGGGTGGCGGTCTTGGCACACTGGTGCAAGCGGGCGGGAATGCACTCAAGGTCAGCAAGTTTGTGTCGCCGGTGGCTGAGGCCATTGCCAGTGGTGGCATGCGGGCAAGTGGCTTGTCGACCATTCCAGGGTTGGCGGCACGCTCTGCGGGCGGTGCGATCTCTGGTGGTTTCTCCAGTTTGCTGGTGGATCCGGAGAGTGCAGCTTCAGGCGCATTGTTTGGTGCTGCCATGCCAGCTGCCGCACTGGCGGCCCGAGTACTGCCCAAGCATGTGCTGGGGGTGACCACTGGCACGAGTGCTGAGACCATAGGTGCAGCATTCAATGCCGGAAAGAGTAAATCGAAAGAGTTTCTTGAGAATATGCGCGGCGATGCGCCAATTGATAAGGTGGTAAACGCTGCAAAAGAAGGGGTATTAAAGCTGAAGGACGATGTTCCCGTTAATTTCAGCAAGATTGAGAGTGAATTAGAGCACGTCTTGGCCGGTAGTCCACTTGAGGGAATTTTAGTTCATGAAAAGCCAGGAAAGACCTTTGATAAAATAACAAAAAAAATCGCAGAATGGAAGGGCGGAGATCCACTGAAGCATCACACTATCAAAGGGATGGATGAATTGGTGCGAAGTATTACCATACTTGCGGAGGATATTCCATCTAAAAAGAAGGCAATGCAAGCGGTAGCCAATGAGTTTATCGCCAAAGCGAAAGGCATAATTCCCGAACAAGTGCCGGAATATTTGAAAAATACAAGCCAGAACTTAGATGACGTTACGAGGTCTCTGTCGTCAGGCGGAAATAATGCAGAGGCTGTCAAAAAAATTCAGGTGTTGTTAAAGAGCAATGGAGCAAAGGGGGGGGAGAAACTACTCAGTCCGGCGCAGTTGATGAGCCAGAAACAGGGGAGCGATCTTGTTGCTGCGATTGCAGGCCAAGGGTTGAAATCCTGGAAGTCAAACAGCCAGGCTGGAGACCTGCTGCAAAAAGCTAACGTATTTATGCCCCTGCTTACTGCCGGCACGATGCCGCCAGCGGCGGTACTACAGCTTCTGGCTGCCGGAGTGTTTTCGCCACGACTCGTCGGTGAGGGCGCGTTTCTGGCCGGCCGTGCAGCAAACCGTGGCGCAAAGGCACTCAACGGATTGCTCTCCAATCCAGAAACTCGGCAGGCTGTAACGGATGGGTTTTTCCGGTCGTTGCCTGTAATGCTTGCAAACAATCCGCTGTATGAGAGATAAACGCCTGTGCGGTGAGGGCGGTCACACTGTGTGCGGCCGCTCTGATGCCAGGTAATGGTGATGGGATTGGGCGGGGGTTGCGATAGGGCAGGACGGGGAAAGTCTTCCCTCTTCTATCCATCGATGCGAACGAAGTCCTTGGCGCTGTACAGGGCGACAGCCATTTACAGATCAGCCCACCGCCTGCTTCGTTGGACGCTGGTGCAATGGTTCAACGCCGCCGGGCCTGGGTTGGCACGGCGGCTTGAACCGTTATTCGCCTTCGCGAGGCCAGGGCTTGTAGGCAAAGATCCAGAGAGAAATCCAGTTCACACCAGGGATCAACGCCAGCACGGCCAGCCATTTCGAATGGCCGGTTCTTGTCAGGATTCGTGCAATGGGCCATGCCACTGCAAGCCAGACAACGAGTCCGAATATGAACATAGTGAACCAGTGCCAGATGCTGAAGCTTCCCATTGCAGTGTTCTCCCTTGAGGTGGTGTTTGTATCGTTATCGTAACAAATTCCGACGATAAAGGCTTTTCTCATGGCAGCGAACGTCAAGGACGGGTGGGCCGCCGGTACGGGCCCAGGCTGCGTCAAGCCACCGGGGTGTGAGTGGGTGGCGTGCCTGTCGGAGCACTAGGGGCCAATATTGCAGCACGATCAAGAAAATTATCGTCAGGCCCGCCATGGCAATGATTGAGACATGGGTTGAGGGAGCGAATCCTGATCGGGTCAGCCACCCGCTGATGAATTGGGTGAAGGTTTCAAGGCTGAGTTGGCGCAAGGTATCCGGAATTCCGGCGATGGTTTCAATGAACTGATGGAATAAGTCAGTAATCTTGTCGATGGACTGGATGGTCAGATCAGAAATTTTGGCTATGAGGCGGGGGAAGTCACTGCGAAGACCTGTGGGTCTGATAACCCATCTGAAAAAAAGAAAAAACCCACTGATCAAAAGGCCAATTCCAAGAGCATAGTAGATAAATACAGCTGCGAACATCAGAAGCAGATCGGAACCTTTGTCCACGATGTAAAAGAATTTTCTCCAGCCCTTCATGCTTCTTCCTTGAACCGCCTGCAGCGGGTTTTTATTCACCAGCCTCCCTTGTGGAGGCTTTTTTTATGGGCAATCCATGCCAGTACCCAACAGCATAGACGAGCTTTCGCCGAATTCGGCGGAGAACTATCCCGCCGGCACGGAGCCGGTTTTTCCGAACCTGGACAACTACATCCGGTTCCACGCGGCCTGCATTGCGCAGTTGCGCGATGAGGTGGCCGCCGCTGGCATGCCCCTTGGCGGATCGATGTGGTGGGGCGGGGCGCGTTCCAGGATCAAAGCCAATTTCAAGCCGGAGGATGGGGATCTGCTGCTGCGCGCGGACTACCCGGCGCTGTGGCAGTTTGTGTCGACCGGTGGCTATCCGCTGGTTGCGGAAGCGGACTGGTGGGCGGACAAGGCCAAGCGTGCCAGCTTTTCCAGCGGGGACGGGGCCACCACGTTCCGCCTGCCGGACAACAACGGTAAGCAGAAGGACAGCTTTGGCGCTGCCGTCAAACGCGGTGACGGGGCTTTGTCTGCGGGTGCGCCGGGGCTGATCCAGGACAGCCAGAACAAGGAGCACGACCACGCGGCGGCGGTCACCCAGGCGGGTGCGCATTCGCACACCGTCAGTGGCAGCACCGGCCAGGCGGGCAGCCACAACCATGGCTATACCGGCAACGAGGGGCAAGGCAACCCGGATGGGGCCACCGACACCTATGGCGCCATTGGCACCAACCGCAGCTATGTGCGCTATTCCAAGCTACAGGACGCAGGCGCACATGCGCACGACGTGAGCGGTACGGCGGCGGCAGCGGGATCGCACACGCACGAGGTGTCGGTGACCAAGCAGGGCGGCACCGAAGCGCGCGGTATTGCCACCACCGGCTGCCATGTGATGCGCGTGAAATAAGGAAGGGCAGATGCAAAAGTACAAATCCAATATCACCAGCACCACGGGCGCGGCGATCCGCAATGTGCCCGTGACGGTGCTGAACGAGGCCGGCGAGCTGGCGAGCCTGTTTCTGGACCGCGCCGGCGCCATTGCCGCGCCGAATCCGCTGGTCACCGACAGCTCGGGCAATTTCTATTTCTACGCGGTGAACGGGCGCTATAGCCTGCGCACTACCGTGGAGGGTGTCACGATCACCGACGACGATGTGGTGCTGCTGCAGGACCCCGAGGAAATCACGGTGGCAGGCCCCATTGCCGAGGCGGTTGCCGCGGCCCAGGCGGCGGCGCGTCAGGCGCAGGATGTGGTGGATTCATCCGGCATCCCGGACATGGTTGCTGCAGCACAGAACGCGGTGATCGATTCCAACCAGGCATTGCAGGAAGCACGCGGCGCTTCGCTGGCATCCGCCGAAGCCAAGCTGGCGGCAGAGAGTGCCAAGAGCGCAGCAGAACTGGCCAAGGGCGATGCGCAAGCCGCATCGTCCACGGCGAATGCGGCCGCCCAGCAGGCGAATGCGGCGGCGCAGAGTGCTGCGCAGTCGGCGGTGTCCATTGATCCTGCGCGCCTGCTGACGCCAGCAGAGCGGCTGAAGCTGGATGGCGTTGAGGCTGGGGCAACCAAGGTCGAAGCCACGCGTATATCTGCAACTAGCTTGCAGGACTTTTTCGCGCAGTGTTTGGCTAAAGGGTCGGGGTTCTACCGGGCGGATGGTGAAACCATACCAATCGAAATGCGGTATAGCCCTGGCTTCTTCAGCAAGACCCTCGATACATGGTCTTTTATGTCGCTGCGGTGGGACACTGCAAAACCTGTGTTCTACGCTGGGCGGTTTGAGGATATTCCGACTAGCACATGGAAGCAGTTTGTTCTGACTGCAACGGCGCAGACGTGGACGGCTGTGCAGTCTTTTTATGGTGGATTTAATGCCAGTCGTATCGGTATTGGCAGCACCACCTGGAATACTGGCGTGGGGGTCTACTGCACAGATACCACATTCCCAGCTAACGGAAATATATCAGGTGTAAATTTTGATATTTCCACCGACTCAACTACGTTGACTGCTGGGCGCACACATCGTGCTGCATACCTCCGAATGCGAGGCAACAATACGGTGGCCCAACTAGCGGGGTCTACAATTTCACTTGTTGGTTCTGAAGCAGTGGCAGAAGTTTCTGCTGCAGCCGACGGTGTGGGCGAAGCCACTGTTATTGCGGGTGCGCGTGGGTATGCTACAGATAATGCTGCGCGGACTCAGAATCTGGCAAACGCTTATGCAGGATGGTTCATTAGTCAGCACGTAGGGACGACTGCAAAGCAAACTAATGACTCATATGGCGTTGCTAGTTATATAAACAACACTAATACCAATAGCACGTTGGTTCGTGCGTTGGGTAGCTACACCTCAATAACAAATGCCGGCACTATCAACACGGCGTACTTGTTCCGTGGTGTTTACGCAGGGTCTGGTACCTATGGGATTAAGTGGGGTATCCATCTTGCGGGTTCCACACAGAACCAAATTGACGGATGGCTTAACGTTACCGACACCACAGAATCTACGTCTGCGACAACGGGGGCATTGCGTATCGCCGGCGGCCTGGGTGTGGCGAAGAATCTTGTTGTCGGCGGTGACCTCGGTTTGTCGGATGCTGCAAAAATAACCATCCGACACATGGCGTGGGCGTTTGGAACCTACGGTGGCACTGCAAACGCAATAACCTTGTCGTCTGTATATCCGCAGACTTCATTGGTGCGAGGGCAAATAAAGACATTTCGTGCAACTGCTGCAAATACCGGGGCCACAACAATCAATGTTGATGGCCTTGGTGCGGTGGGGGCAGTTACAGTTACTGGGGTGGCTTTGCCTGCCGGATATATTCGCACAGATGTTGACACTGTTGCTACATACAACGGAACCAACTGGGTTGTTGACCGCCAAGTGCAGTATGGTAGCAACGCGAACGGCACATTTATCTTGCGTAACGATGGGTCGCTAACCATATTGGCAACCCCAAATGCTACTGTTACGAGCGTTGCTGCAAACACCCCTGTTGTGTATTCAGGGTATGCCACGCCTACGCCTGTAGTGCTTTCTAAGTCTTCCGTAGTTTTTGCACAGATAAACCCAGGAACGTCTCCAGACTTCATGTATGGTTATGCGCAAATGGCAGGAGCTCAGGCTATTGCTGCTGTCGGAAAGAACGGAGGAACTGCGCAGAACATTACTCTTACTTCCTATTCTGTCCAAGGCTATTGGTACTAATTATGAAAATCAAATTCACACCGCAATTTCGGTTCGACACTTTGGAGCTTTATAAAAGCGGCGACTTGTTGAAGATAAATGGGGAGGACTTTGATTTCTCCCCGCTGCCTGATGGCTATATCGTTGAGACAAAGAGCGCATGGATTATTGGCCCGGTTGCACGCGTGGATGGAGAATTGCAAATCACCATCGCATGTCCTACCATTCTAGATAATGTGGTTGTAACTGCCAAAGATGGCGAAATAGAGGTGCCTACAGATGAGTAATATTTACTGGGATACGCAAAAACCTATCGCATCCGAAGCGCAAGATATTTACAACCGCTACACAGGTAAAGCCAAATTCGATTTATTCACGCCGGAAGAACAGCGGGCCATTGCCAGTGCAGCCATGAGGGACGTGGATGTGAAGCTGTTCTACGACCGTTTCACCATCGCGGACTACATCACATACGACGACCCCGAAATGGTGCGGGGCTTGGAATTCATGGAGCAGCGCGGATTTCTGACGCCGGAACGTCACGCTGCGGTCATTGCTGAAATGACACGCTGAACAGTGCGCAGACCACAACCCCGCCTCGGCGGGTTTTTTTACGCCCGGGGAGGGGTGATGGACGACTTCGGAAACGAGCTGCCGGTGCTGGCAGCCCAGCAGGTGAATGAGCGTTTTGACAATGGGAGCGAGCGCATGGCGGCAATCGAGAGGGAATTGGGCAAGACACGCCAGGAGTTGGGTGAGCTCAAGCAGCAACTGGCCGATCTGCTGGAGTTTTTCACGGCCATGAAAGGTGCATTCAAGGTGCTCAACTGGCTGGGCAAGCTGGCCCGGCCCATGGCCGCCATTGTGGGCTTGGGCCTGGCACTCACCGCAGCCTGGAATGCAGTTCGGGGGATCTACCCCAAATGAATTACAAACAACAACTGATAGCCGCCATCGGGGCTGCAGCTGCAGCGGTGGTGGTGCCGTTCGTGGCCACGCATGAGGGCACCGTGTACCGCACGTACCGCGACCCCATCGGCATCGTGACCGCGTGCACCGGCCACACAGGGCCTGAGCTGCGCATGGGGCAGACTTTCACGCGCGAACAGTGCGAAGCCATGCTGTACCAGGATCTGGACCGGCATGCCGACGCGCTGGGCTGCATCCGAGAGCAACTGACTGATGGCCAGCGAGCCGCATTCCTGAGCTTTGCGTTCAACGTGGGGGAGGGGGCGTTCTGTGCCTCTACCCTGGTGCGCAAGGCAAATGCCGGGGACATGGCCGGGGCGTGCGCAGAGCTGAGCCGCTGGACCTACGCCGGCGGCAAGCAGCTGTCGGGCCTGGTGCGCCGGCGCGCGGCCGAGCGCCAGCTGTGCGAGGGAGGCTTGGCATGACGGGCCGGGGCAAAAGCATCCTGGCCGCCCTGGCGCTGGCCAGCGCCTTTGCAGCGGGCTGGGCTGCCCAGGGCTGGCGGGCGGATGCCGCACTGGCCCAGCTGCGTCAGGACCATGCCGGTGTGCTGGCAGATATCGCCACCAAAACCCGGGCAGCAGCGGATGCTGTGCGGGCCTATGAGCAGCAGGTGGGCCGGGCCCTGGCCGCTGCTGACAAGAAAAGCACTGAGGAACTAAGCAATGCAAAAACTGAAACACAGCGCCTGCGTGATTGCGTGCGCGCAGGCACTTGCGGGGTGCGCATCGTCACCCGCTACGTTGATCAACCCGGTGGTCCAGGGTCCACAGATGCCGCCGCCGGCGGTGTGGGCAATGACGCCATCGCGCTCGATGCAGGCATATCAGAGCGTGTTTTCGATCTCCGAGACGCCATTGCAGAGGACGCTGCAAAAATCGACTATCTGCAGCAGTATGCAAAGCAGTGTCAGCGGGTGTCGGCTGTGAAATTAGATCTTTGACTGGCGTTAAAGGTCGCGTGAAGTCTGTCTCAGGCTTCGTTGCTGATCAGCTTCATTTCGCTTCCCTCCATGCGCTGTGCTGCTGTGTCTAGCCAATGCATAGTTGTTACACTGCATGCCTAACTTTCCGGCCTGTCGTGCTAAGTCGTTCTTGAGCATGATGCAATCAGTTCGATCAACAGACTGCTGCCACAGCTCCGCAAATTATTAGCTCACGCTAGGAATTATTGCATTAAATAATTAATATTGAAATTAATTGGCATGACATTATTGAATAAGAATAAAATGGATTCGTTGCAATGCTTAAGAGGCTTTGCAGCAGTCTCGGTAGTTTTTTATCATTTTAGTTTTTCTCTTCCTTTATGGTCTGATAAATCGACCTCTTATGCTGCAGAAATTCTTTCTAAAGGTTATTTGGGTGTAGATATATTTTTTGTAATCAGCGGTTTTATATTGGCGTGGGTAGGCGTCTTGTCTAGAGCGGAGCCGGCAAATCCAGGTAGTTTTGCTATTAAGCGATTTTTTCGAATTGCTCCTTCGTACTGGGTGAGCATGCTGTTCATTGCTTATTTGTTAAGCAAGAGTGACCCTAGTGGTGTCGACTTCCTGAAAATGATGTTTTTTATCCCTTTGGGAAATTTGCAAGCTCCATATTACTCATTGTTAATGAATGACGTTGGGTGGACGCTATGTTACGAAATTGCATTCTATTTAATCTTCTGTATTAGTCTTTTTTTCGGAAGATTTGCTCTTGCTGCGGCGGTATCTATAATCTTATTCTTTGTTTTTATATTGCCAATTTTCTTTGGGATTTTGCCATCATTTGATTCCAATAGGGATACTCAATTTTCTTTGGTTTATCTTCGATTGATAACGAATCCGATGATGCTTGAGTTTATTCCGGGAATCGCAGCCGCATGGGGTTTTTACAAGTTTAAAGATAAAATTCCAACTCTCTTTGCATGGCTTATTTTCGCTCTGGGTGTTACTCTTCTAATTTATGGGTACTTAAATGTGGATAAAGCGAAAGGGTTCTCTTTTTTGGGAGCTGCATTACCAGCTGGCCTCGTTATTCTAGGGGCCACTATTATTGAGTATCGAGGGATGATTAATTTCCCTAAATTTCTTGTGTGGCTAGGCGATGTATCTTTTGCTCTCTATCTTACGCATTGGGCATTGAGGTGGGGCATTTTTGAGAAATACTTTCCATCTCCAGTAACTGTTATTGGTATATATGGCGGTATTTTTGTAAAGATGTCGATTGCATTGGGCCTAAGTTTTTTCTGGAAAAAATATATTGAGGATCCTACATCTTTGTGGGCAAATAAATTAGAAAATATATTTTTTAAAATAAAGAATAATATTCAAATCCCTCAAAGATTGGTGCCAACTAAGAGTGGCTACACCACCTGTTCACGAAGCGTTCGCAGATGATCGCTACCGCCAATTTCAGCAGTGCTTCGTGAATATCCAGTTCAAAGCGGATTCGTCGCTTGCCAAAGCCTGCAAACCATCCGTGCGTTCTCTGCACCAGCCAGCGGTGCTTTCACGCCTCGTTAGGCAATGCTGCGGTGATGCTCCTCGGTGTTAGGTCAGCAAGGCAACGCGTGAAGTCGTAGCCTTCGTTGATATGCAGTTTCGATGGGGGCGTCCTGGCAAATCTGCAATCGCAGGAACCGCGTCAATGCACTTCTCGAACATTTGGAGTTGTGTCTGTTGGCTTCGCTGACAAGCATCTCCAATGGGATGCCTGCGGGATCCACAACGATGTGCCGTTTGGGGTCGATTTTGCCTCTGTCGTTTGGATTGGAGCCCGTTTCCTGGCTCCTCGGGGTTGGTTCTGAAGAGCTATAAATGCGGACTCAACTTCGATCTGGTCATGTTCACGCACGCGAGTTACCTTCACTTGGTGTAACTGCTACCAGACGCCTGCGGCACTCCAGTCGCGCGGGCGCGCCGCCGGCAAGTCATGCCGCTGTCGTATCTAAGGAATTTCCCATGGAGTACCTGTTTGCAGCCGGAACAAGCCGCTATTGAGGGCGGTTTCTGCGCTCACAGCGAGATTGCGAGCGTCGCCTTTAGAAAAAGTGCGAAGGTCGGGTCTAAGGGTTGCAACTGGCGCTAAAACTCTTTGCATACGGCCCTCGTGCCATGAGGACGGCGTGCATAACCGGCTTTGCGAAGGCATCCGAAAAAGTGGTGTTAGCCAATAAACTTAGCCTACATTAATTGGCTTAAGGCGTATAAGCTTCAGTAGCCATATTTTTATAAAATTCGATATCTTATCTTCTATTAATATGTATGAATATCGAGAGAAAATAATGGTGATTATTACCATGGATGTTCCATAAAGAAATCCATAAAGATAATTTCTCATTTCCATTCTAAGAAATAGATCTTCAAAAAATGAATGTACGATGAAATGCCAAATGTATATCGAAAAAGATATATTTCCAAGATAGACAAGATGCTTGTTGATCTTGGGCGAATAGTACTTTTCATACCACGCAAATGCTGTAATCATTACAGCGAAGCCCGCGCCGGATTGGGTTATTCCGTGGCCTGTTCCATATCCAGAAAACATCTGCCAAAAAACCAAAAATCCAGAAATCAAGCATAGTGAAAAAATTAGCTCTTGGTTTATTTTTGGAAGTATTTTCACTAATTTTGCAATAAAAAATCCAACAATAAAATTCCATATTATAGGATTCGTGGCGATATTTAGGTAGCCAGAATTGAACTTATACCCGAGATATGGAGATAAAGTTATATCGCGAAAATAAAAAGGTATAATAATCAGGGTGGTGCCAAAGAAAAGCAATATTACTAATTTTGGAAATTTGAACAATATGCTGAGTGCTACGATACCGTAGAAAAAAATCTCATAGTTCAAAGTCCACCCAACAAATAATTTTGCCCCATACATTGGAGCATGATCATTAGACAGTGGGTAGAAGAATAATGATTTAATTAACTCTATGTTGTCTTGACTCGTTGATATTAATTTGAAGTCAGGAATGGTCACGTAGCACCAGGCAATTGATGCTATCAAATACAATGGAACAATGCGTGCTATCCGCTTTATAGAGAATTCAAGCATGGAATTCAATCCGGGCCTGTAATCAGGAAGGCCCATGACGAATCCGCTAATTATAAAAAATAACGCTACCCCTGTCCCTCCATATGAAAACAGATTATCTCCAAGAGGATAGTTGGGAAGGTTGAATAATGATCGGAAATGAAAGAAGACAACCAGCAATGCTGCGATTCCACGCAGTGCCTGGATGGAGTCATATCGGGTATTTATTTTGACTGTCTGATCCGTTGCTAAAAACATGCGCTAATATTTGTTTTATTTAGAATTGGGGCTGAAACTCTTTTCAGGCGATGTGCTAAATTGCACCGCTAAGGTGCAGGAATGTAGCATTTCATTTGCAATCTGGACACCATTCCAGGCAGGCAACAGCAATCTCAAGCACTGGCGCGAGGGCGATGGCAGGGAGACAACGCGCTGGCGCAGGTGGACGAGACCAGGGCTGAGCTCCGAAGCAGCACGACCGCGCTCAATGGTGTGAAGGGGCAGTTGTGTCGCAGCCGCTGGTTTCTGCGGCGAGTTGTCGCCTGGATCTTGCATGGTCACCGCTGCCAGATGGCATTCCAGCCTAGAGGAAACTTGCAGATGGACGGGGGCTGCTTGCAGCTTAGGTCAGTGGTGGCGAAGCCGTGAATGTGGCTGCGAGCTTGCTCCTTTAGCGAGACGTCACATCAGGGTTGTGGGCGAGGCAACTCTGGGCTGAAGTTGGCGGGTTGGCGGGAGCCGTTCACACCTCGTGGACATTTCGCGTATCGCTGTCGTACTGCGTGCACCGCAGGCCAACTGCCAAGCTCAATGCGCGGGGACGCTCGCCACGCTTGGTATCCACGATTGGCATATTGCTTCCAGCGGTGTCACACGACCAGTTTGCTGGCGATGTACTGCAGTGCCCCTTGGTACACCCAATGCCATTGCGCGGAGGGAGGTTGCGACAGTGGGTGCCAGAAGAACCGGAAGTCGTGGCCGCCATCGTCGCTGGTGCGGTGGGTCCAGGAGTCGGGCGGGTGGTGTACCTCGCACAGATGAAATGCCCAGATCTGGTTGGCGTGGCCGGATGCCCACAGGCCCAGGTCCGCTGCGACGTGGGAGGCATGCAGGCCACTTTCCTCGCGCAATTCACGCAGGGCTGCTGCTGCGGAAGTCTCGCCCGGCTCGATGGTGCCTTTGACCAGTTGCAGGCCTGCCAAGGGGTGCTCGAAAGCCAGGATCTCGAGGTGGCCGTGATCGCGGATGACCACCGGGCATGCCTTGCTGGGTGGTGGTGAAATGACGGATTGCATGGATACGATTTTCATCCAGGGCCAAGCTTCGATGGAGAGCGGCGCACACGACCCCGCGTACCGTCGTGTGTGGCCAGGACGGGGGTCTGAGGTTGGAGGCCGCAGGCATACACCTGGTACGACAGGGCAGGTTGACGACGTATCGAGGGAGGTGGCAGCGGCGCCGAGTGTGGATGCATGCGCCGGAGCCCCAGCCTTGCAGGGGCGGCAACCTCTGCGGGGCTATGCCCTGGATGCCCCGTGCACAACGGCTATCTGCTATCTGTAGCCTGCTGCCTGCGCGGGTAAAATGGCCCCTCATTTTGCGCAGACCCGCGCAGCGTCCCCGGTGCGCTGTGGTTGCATCCCGCAGTCCTTCACACATACAAGCACTGCAGCTGGCACGCTGCAGCGCTTTTTCTCATTTCCCCTGTGTGAATGGATGGGCGCTGCGTGCGCGCATGGCCATGTACAACACCCACGATCCCCGAGTTCTTCCTGTGCGCGCTGGCATCAAGCCCAGCTGTGTGGTGCTGCCTTCGCGCGGGGATGGCGTGGTACTGGACTATCTGGTGCAGCGCCTGCCGGCGGTGGCACGTGCGGACTGGTTGCGGCGCATGGCGCAGGGCGAGGTGGTGAGCGAGTTCGGGCAACGGATCGATGCCCACACGCCTTTTCTGCCGGGTGTGCGCATCTACTATTACCGCGAGGTGGACACCGAGCCGCAGGTGCCGTTCGAGGCGCAGGTGCTGTACCAGGACGCGCACATCGTGGTGGCGGACAAGCCGCATTTTCTGCCGGTGATGCCGGGCGGGCACTATCTGCAGAACACCTTGCTGGTGCGGCTGAAGCGGCAGCTGAATCTGCCCGATCTGTCGCCGGTCCACCGCATCGACCGGGACACTGCGGGCCTGGTGCTTTTTTCCGTGCAGCGCGCGGACCGGGGCGCGTACCAGGCGCTGTTCCGCGACCGGCTGGTGCACAAGACGTATGAGGCTGTGGCGCCCTGGCGCAGCGAGGTGACCTTCCCGCGCGAGCATGCCAGCCGCATGGTGGAGAGCGGGGACTTCATCCGCATGCACGAAGTGCCGGGGGAGGCCAACAGCCGCACGCAGATGGAGTTGCTGGAATCCCAGGGCGACTGGGCACGCTACCGCCTGTCTCCCATCAGTGGCAAGCGCCACCAGCTGCGCGTGCACATGGCGGCATTGGGGCTGGGGCTGTGGGGGGATGCGCTGTACCCCGTGGTGAACGATGCCGAGCC